AGTAAAAGGGTATATCGATAAAATATTTAGTATCTGAAGTTGCGTTTCCTAAATAATGCCCTATAGTTGTTGTCATGGCTTCTGTACCTGACAACTCTAAAGGTGGTTTACCCACGAGTTTGGCTAAATTATGTTGTTTCGTCTGCGTGACGTAGTTATCCGAATAAATCGCTAAGAAATCACTCGGTACGCGTTGTATAACTTCACCACCTATGACGAGTTCGACGTATTCAATCATGGCGTGACCTATCGATTCGTTGTATCCTATACCAGTTGTATTTTGGTGTAATGAGTTAATTAAATTTTGATCTATAGCGCTTAATTCAACTTTCAAACTCACGGTTTTCAGAAGGTCGCCTTGATTTTGGGGAATGGTACACTTTATGGTGTTTCCAAATTCAATTTCACCATCAACATCTAAATCAACAAAGAATGGTGCAAAGTTTGTATGTTTTTGAAAATTCTTTATAAAATACGTGTACTCTGGATTATCCGTAAAAAAAGCGTCCTGTGGTCCGGATGTTTGTAACTGAACACGTCCAGCCATTACTAGTATAAGGCACTAAAATTTTAAACCCCCGAGACCGCTATTTATTCGTAACACGTTATAGTTTACTGCATATACATATACTTTGTGTCCAAAATTAGCGTCTGGTGAATCGAGTTCAATTTCAATAAGATTATGAGCTATTCGACTCATGTTTACCTGTCCAGTTGGATGATATGTTTCAGGTTTAAGTGAAAAGCTATACACACCAAAGTTGTTTTCGGTAACGCCCGTATAATATTTCAAAGGTTGTTCGTAACTTAACATTAAATTATCGGCGTCTATTATCGTGTTATTGTTAAATTTCATGGTAACGTGTTTTATTGGGTTGAGTTTATGAACGTCGTCACTCACTGCCAAGAAGAACAGTTCCCTGACAGGATTTTTAAAATTGAGCATACCCGCTTTTTTAGTTTCACCTGCTTTAAACTTAAACTGTGACATTTGGAGTTGTGTGATGACATATTCTATAGGACGGGTAAGTAAGAAGTTCTTTTCATCTTCCGTAACGAAAAAGAAATCAGTGACGAGTGATACTTTTTTAATAGAAGAAGAAACATCAGTGGGTGGATCGATGATATCCGTATCGGTTTTATACTGAATAACAACGTCTTCGAGTTTCTTAAACTTTATGCGTACTTCGACGAGTTGTTTCGTAAGTGCACATACGGGTATAGCTAAACTTGGGTGTCTGAAAAAATAAAACGGTAAAAGGACGTTATAATCCCAATCGTATGAAACCGCTATATAATTATCATGCCCCGTTAAGAAATAAAGTGTTTGGTCTATATCATCTTTGTTGTTATGTATTTGATCATACATGTAGATATAATCACCCGTTATACGTTCAATAGTTTGACCACCAATCAAAAGGTCTGCATACTCTATGATTTGAGCACCTATAGATTTCCTGTATCTTATATCGTATCCAGACGATGCCGTACCGGATGGTTGTGGTAAAGTGAATTTAAGCATCATACTTCGTACGAGATCCCCTTTATTTTTGGGAATACGACACTCTACGGTTGCGTCGTAATCGACATCACCATCAAACGGTGTTTCTATAGCCTCTATTGAAAATTTCGTGTGTCGTTTAAAATTCATCAGGAAATACGAAAATTCGGGATCACCAGTAAGCCATTGGTCCTGAATACCCGTGACAGCAAGGTTTATTCGACCAGCCATTCTTACTTTACGTGAGTAAAATTTTATGAAATAAAACGAGACAGTACTGTAGAATGAACCTTCAACTGAAGAAATTCAGACCCGAAAAAATGACAGACGATCGGGTGTGTGTGTTTATTGGTAAACGTAACACGGGTAAATCTACATTGGTCAAGGATATCATGTATTACAAAAAGCATATACCAGCGGGTGTTGTACTTTCTGGTACGGAAGAAGGTAACCATTTTTACGGTGAATTTATACCAGATTTATTCGTATACGGTGATTACGATAGAGATGCTATAGAGCGAGTTATTTCGAGACAGAGAAAACTAGTTGGTACAAAAGGTAAAAGTAGAAATAACGGTACATTCATGCTTTTAGATGACTGTATGTACGATAGTAAATTTTTGAAAGATACGTGTATTCGCCAATGTTTTATGAATGGTCGTCACTATAATATATTTTTCATGCTTACTATGCAATACGTCATGGATTTACCACCAGCACTCAGGGCAAACGTCGATTACGTGTTTGTTTTGAGAGAAAACATCATTCAGAATAGAGAAAAAATATATAAATCATTTTTTGGTATTTTTCCGAGTTTTGATATGTTTAATAAAGTTATGGATGCGTGTACGGAAAACTACGAATGTTTAGTGTTAGATAATACGTCGAAGAGTAATAAAATAGAGGATTGTGTATTCTGGTACAAAGCCACACTTAGGAAAAATTTTAAAGTTGGTAGCCCTGATCTATGGAAACTTCATAAAAAGATGTACAATCCCAAATATTTAGATCAAAAGGAAGCAGATGCTAAAAATGCAACAAAGAAAACAAAGCTTAAAATTACAAAAACAAAGTAATATAATAAATAATGAACTTTATCAGACGAATATGCAGTTCGAGAATGGTCTATCCATACGCAAAATTTAACGAACTTTCATCAGGTGGTGGTTACTATATGTACATAAATGTATGCCACGATTCCAAACGTATATATTTTAACGATTCTATACCCGAATGTGAAAAAAAGGATGTTTTACCTAGGGTTTTAAATACATTTTTGGGTATGTACCCGAGATATGTTTTACACTCAGGCGAATAATGCGTCAATGACATATCTCAAAAACCTATGACTACATAAATGACGGACGTTAGAACTATGAATTTATCTGACACTGGTGACGGTATGGTATCGTTAAATAATAATCAGTCGACACACTTTGTGCCGAATAATCCACCCGAAAAAAATATTGAAAATAAACAAACGATGGACTCGACTCCAATTTCAGATGTTATGGGACACGCTGAAGACCCACTGGAACCACCAATGATGTCTCAAGACCCACGCATGACGCAAATGCAAATGCAAACGCCGATGATGATGGCACAACAACCGGTTACGCAACAAACCCAAGAAAAGAAACAAGCGGAATCTAAAAATCCATTCAACCTTACTGACGACCAGTTCGAAGCACTCATCGTTGCGGTGTGTGCTGCGGCGGCAATTAGTAAGCCAGTTCAGGAAAAACTTGCAAACTTCGTCCCATCGTTTTTGAACGACCAAGGACACCGAAGTGCCGTTGGTTTAGCCTCAACTGGTTTAGTCGCGGCTATTGCTTTTTATATAGCAAGAAGATACGCTTAAATAGCATTATAGTGTTTATACATTCTCTTTCCGAATAAGAAGTACGAAATGAGAAATCCGAACAGTAATCCAACTGCGCGAAGTCCTAGAACAGTACCAGTACTCTTCGTAGTTTTACCGTAATCTTTAAAATCTTTTTCGATGCGTTCGTTTATTTGAGAAATACCCGCAACTATACCCATACCTACTAAAGTTGAAACTACTAAGAATGGTGCGTCTAGAGCTAAACGTCCAAATAGATTACCGCCTCTCGGTAACGCACACAAAATTGATGGTAGTATAACGACGAGCAAACCCATGTTTACCCACTGATTATTCGTTAAAAGAGGCGCACTTATTGTTGCGAGTAAACAGTTAAGCAAAACATACATTTTCATTAAATCGGAGACTGATTCCATTTTATTAATAATAAATATTATTTATTTATCCTGAATATGTTTACCACAGAATTCGGTTCGTTGTGGTATTTCCTGGTAGATTCCAATAGAAACGCATATCGATCTAAGTTTATCGAACTTATCCCAAAACTCTTTACTATGTGAATACTCGACGACGGTACAGTGCGCGAGTTCGTGTAAAAGTACGTGAAATATTTCGTTAGGTTCACCGTCTATACATATACCTATATCGTTACCCTTATTCACGTTATACCCAATAGACCCGTTTAACCGGTGATGCGCGGTGATCGGAATTTCTTTACACAACATTTTGAAATCTTCGTTATTGGTTTTTTCTATGTGTTCCCTGAGTATTCTATACTTTTCGCGAACCTCTGTGAGTTTTTCGGGTTCGCGTGTATTGATAAACAAAAACGCGTTTATTAGTACGAGGAGTATTACGAGTAACATCCTATATTACTTACTTACCATACAGGAACAAAAAAAAATTGGGTAAAGGTATATGAGTAATAACAATAACGTCCCCAATTCTCTCAGGGCACTCGGTGTCAGAAGATTAGACATTGTAATTCTTGATTTGAGTAGGAATAGATTAACATCTTTACCACCAGAAATCGGTAAACTTAAAAAATTAAAGGAACTTAGATTGGATCGTAATAATTTAACATCTTTACCACCAGAAATCGGTAACCTTAAAAACTTAAATAATCTTGATTTGTGGTATAATAACTTAACATCTTTACCACCAGAAATCGTTAACCTTAAAAACTTAAAGAGAGTTGATTTGAGTAATAATAGATTAACATCTTTACCAGAATCAATAGGTAACCTTAAAGAGTTAGAGTATCTTTCTTTGTGTGAGAATAAATTAACATCTTTACCAGAATCAATAGGTAACCTTAAAAACTTAAAGAGAGTTGATTTGTATTATAATAACTTAACATCTTTACCACCAGAAATCGGTAACCTTAAAAACTTAAAGGAACTTAATTTGAGTTATAATAACTTAACATCTTTACCAGAATCAATAGGTAACCTTAAAAAATTAGAGTACCTTAGTTTGTATCATAGTAAATTAACATCTTTACCAGAATCAATAGGTAACCTTACAAAATTAATGGTACTTAGATTAAATGATAATAACTTAACATCTTTACCATCACAAATCGGTAACCTTACAAAATTAATGGAACTTGATTTGACTAATAATAAATTAACATCTTTACCAGAATCAATCGGTAACCTTAAAAAGTTAGATGAACTTAAATTGGAAAATAACCCAAACCTTAAATATATAAACAGGAGTCTTTATCGCGAAGGTTTAGTTATTACAAAGAATTTTAGTACTAAACTTTATCCACCGATTCAAATAATAAGAAAAAACGTACCCCTAAACACTAAACGTAA